AGCAGGGTTAATAATCACTCACTGAGTGACATCAACATCATGGCGTCGCAAGGCACCAAACGATCCTATGAACAGATGGAAACTGGTGGAGAACGCCAGAATGCCACTGAGATCAGGGCATCTGTTGGAAGAATGGTTGGTGGAATTGGGAGGTTTTACGTACAGATGTGCACTGAACTCAAACTCAGCGACCAAGAAGGAAGGTTGATCCAGAACAGTATAACAATAGAGAGAATGGTTCTCTCCGCATTTGATGAAAGGAGGAACAGGTACCTAGAGGAACATCCCAGTGCGGGGAAGGACCCGAAGAAGACCGGAGGTCCAATCTACCGAAGGAGAGACGGGAAATGGGTGAGAGAGCTGATTCTGTATGACAAAGAGGAGATAAGGAGAATTTGGCGTCAAGCGAACAATGGAGAAGACGCAACTGCTGGTCTCACTCATATGATGATCTGGCATTCCAACCTAAATGATGCCACATACCAGAGAACAAGAGCCCTCGTGCGGACTGGAATGGACCCCAGAATGTGCTCTCTGATGCAAGGATCAACCCTCCCGAGGAGATCTGGAGCTGCTGGTGCAGCAATAAAGGGAGTCGGGACAATGGTAATGGAACTAATTCGGATGATAAAGCGAGGCATTAATGACCGGAACTTCTGGAGAGGCGATAATGGACGAAGAACAAGGATTGCATATGAGAGAATGTGCAACATCCTCAAAGGGAAATTTCAAACAGCAGCACAAAGAGCAATGATGGATCAGGTGCGAGAAAGCAGAAATCCTGGGAATGCTGAAATTGAAGATCTCATCTTTCTGGCACGGTCTGCACTCATCCTGAGAGGATCCGTAGCCCATAAGTCCTGCTTGCCTGCTTGTGTGTACGGGCTCGCTGTGGCCAGTGGATATGATTTTGAGAGGGAAGGGTACTCTCTGGTTGGGATAGATCCTTTCCGTCTGCTTCAGAACAGTCAGGTCTTCAGTCTTATTAGACCAAATGAGAATCCAGCACATAAAAGTCAATTGGTATGGATGGCATGCCATTCTGCAGCATTTGAGGACCTGAGAGTCTCAAGTTTCATTAGAGGAACAAGAGTGATCCCAAGAGGACAACTATCCACTAGAGGAGTTCAGATTGCTTCAAATGAGAACGTGGAAGCAATGGATTCCAGCACTCTTGAACTGAGAAGCAGATATTGGGCTATAAGGACCAGGAGTGGAGGAAACACCAATCAACAGAGAGCATCTGCAGGACAAATCAGTGTACAGCCCACTTTCTCAGTACAGAGAAATCTTCCCTTCGAAAGACCGACCATTATGGCTGCGTTTAAGGGGAATACCGAGGGCAGAACATCTGACATGAGGACTGAAATCATAAGGATGATGGAAAGTGCCAGACCAGAAGATGTGTCTTTCCAGGGGCGGGGAGTCTTCGAGCTCTCGGACGAAAAGGCAACGAACCCGATCGTGCCTTCCTTTGACATGAGTAATGAAGGATCTTATTTCTTCGGAGACAATGCAGAGGAATATGACAATTGAGGAAAAATACCCTTGTTTCTA